ACTCTACAAATGGCTGGCAAATTTACAGAGATTCCGGGCAACCAACAAAACTAAATGGCCGACTTGGACAGCAAAATAATTTTTTTACCACATCTTCAGTAACGACTAATGTTTGGGAGCATTGGGCGCTTGTTAGAAATGGAACAACTTTATATTGGTTTAAAAACGGCGTTTTGGATGCAACGGGTTCAAGCAGTCTTAATGTTGCAGATGCAACCGCGTCATTAAATATTGCTTACGCTGATACATGGAGCGCGTATGGAAATTTTTATTTAAGCAATTTAAGAATTGTCAAAGGCACTGCCGTATATACAAGCAACTTTACGCCAAGCACGACACCGCTTACTGCAATCACCAACACAAGTCTATTGACTTGTCAGTCTAATCGGTTTGTTGACAACAGCACAAACAATTTCACCATCACAAAATATGGTGACACCGCAGTCAACCCACTCCAACCATTCACTGCACCTACTGGTACGTCTGCGTATGGAAGCGGATACTTTGATGGTTCGGGGGATTGGTTATCAAGCCCAAATGTGGCTTTTGCATCCAATAATTTTACAGTTGAAGGGTGGTTTTACACATCCAGTATTGCATCAACTACCAATTATTGGGGGCAAGATAATGGCAGTGGTGTTACACCCAAGTTTATTTTGTATGTTAACGGTTCTGGCAACTTTCAAGTAGAAACAGGGTCAATTGGTGGCGCAGTAATTTCGGTATCTGCGGCAACATACTTACGTACCAATTCATGGCAACACATTGCTGTTGTTCGTGGCGGTACTGGAGCCAACCAATTGGCGTTGTTTATTGATGGCGTTAGAGTTGGAACTGGAACGCTTGGAAGCCTTAGCAGTATTACTCAACCTTTTTATATTGGTTATATTGGTGAGGCATACGGCATTTCTTATAGTGGGTACGTTTCAAACTTTCGTATCGTCAATGGGACTGATGTGTATGGGTACACAAATTCAACCATTACTGTACCAACATCCCCGCTGACAGCCATCACCAACACATCCCTGTTGACCGTGCAGACCAACGCACCAAGTCAGAACAACACGTTTTTGGATTCGTCCACAAACAATTTTGTCATCACACGCAATGGCAATACAACCCAAGGCACATTCACGCCTTATGGGTCTAATTGGTCTAATTATTTTAATGGATCAAGTTATTTAACTGTACCAAGTTCATCCGCATTTAAACCCGCAAGTTCTGACTTTACTATTGAGGCTTGGGTTTTTGTTTCAAATACAGGCGTATTGCAAACTGTATATGGCGATTGTGATTCAGGTACAAACAATGGAATGTGTGAATTATCTGTTTCTTCAACATTAAAAGTTGAAGTTGACTATTTTACAAGTAGCACTGCTGTAGTTACTAAACTAACAACTGGATCAATTCAGGCAAATGCTTGGAATCATATTTGTGTTAGTAAAACTGGCACAACTATGTATATTGGGTACAACGGAACACTTGAAACATTTACAGGCGTACCAAGTACGATGCAATCTCCAGCAACTTTGTATCCAGCATTAGGAAGACTTGGGGCTTATGCTGGATATTATATAAATGGATATATTTCTAATTTTCGTTTTGTTGTTGGTTCTGCTGTTTACACAGGATCAACATATACAGTACCTATTTCACCATTAACAGCAATTAGCGGAACATCATTGCTAACTTGCCAATCTAATCGCTTCATTGACAACTCAAGCAATTCTTTTGCAATCACTACTGGCGGCTCATCAAGCGTCCAACGCTTCAGCCCATTTAGCCCTACAACTGCCTACTCCACAAGCGTGATTGGTGGCTCTGGGTACTTTGATGGTAGTGGGGATTATTTGAGTGCGGCAAACGCTACAGCACTTCAGTTAAGCGGCAGTCAATTTACGATTGAGGGTTGGTTTTATTTAACTGTTGGAAGCACGGACAATAATGAACTTGTGTGCCAGTCAAGCGGTAGTGCTGACGCAAATGTAAATTATCAAATTCGTGTTACTTCAACAAACAAATTGCGCTTCCTAGTTATGTCAGGCACAAGCCCTACATATATTGACAGCACCACAACAATAACCACAAATTCGTGGCATCACTTTGCTTGCGTTTGTGATGGAAGTGGCGCTGGCGCATTTTTGCGTATGTGGGTAGATGGTGTTTATCAAACAGCATCGTCAAGTTTTAATGCTTCAGGAATAAACACAAATACAGCCGCAACCCAAATTGGCGCTTGGACATTTTCTAGTCAATATGTAACAGGTTACATTTCAGATTTTAGAATTTTAAAAGGTACGGCACTTTATACTGGCACATCAAACATTACAGTCCCAACAGCACCCCTGACAGCAATCACCAACACTTCATTGCTTCTGTCTTACGCCAACGCTGGCATCTTAGACAACGCCATGATGAACGACTTAGAAACTGTGGGCAATGCACAGATTTCTACAAGCGTTAAGAAGTATGGTAGTGCGTCAATGTATTTTGATGGTTCTGGAGATCAGCTTTACTCTATTGCTAACCAAGGAACTGCGTTTGGCACAGCCGACTTTACAATTGAATTTTGGGTATATGGTTTAAGCAGTGCGGCTCGTCAAGACTGGCTGGATTTGTACAACGGATCTCTTGGAAACCGAATACAAATTTTATGGGTGTCAAGCCAAATTGCATACTATCAAAACAATACTTTTGTGACGGGTGGTGGAACTTACTCTACAAATACGTGGTATCACATCGCGTTAACTAGAGCATCAGGAAGCAATAAATTATTTGTAAATGGAACCCAAGTTGGAACCTCTGCTACAAATACAACCAACTTTAGCAGTAATGCGCTTTACGTCGGTAAAAGTGCATCCGGTGGTACAGACTTTAATGGCTACATAGACGAATTACGTATCACCAATGGTGTTGCTCGGTACACAGCCAATTTCACGCCCCCGACTAGCCAAGTCCAAGACCAGTGAATACAATCACAGCAATTAACAAGGAACTGTTATGTCAAGCACATATTCCAACCTCAAATTTGAACTGATTGCCACTGGCGAACAGTCCGGCTCGTGGGGGTCAACCACCAACACCAACATTGGAACGGCGATTGAACAGGCTATCGTGGGCATGGCTACGCTGGCTACAGGCGACTTCTCCTCCAACGTTGCAACACTTACGCTGTCCAACACCAACGCACTGCAGAACGCACGGGCGCTGTGTTTAAACATTACCGCCACGCTGACAGCCGCAGGAACAATCAACGTTCCGGCCATTGAGAAGCCTTACATCATCATCAATAACTCCTCTGGCGGTTATGCGGTAACGGTAAAAGTTTCCGGTCAGACTGGTGTTTCTGTGCCAAACGGCAAGCGTACTGTGGTGTACAACAACGGCACAGATGTGGGCGATCAAATTAGTTCTTTGTCTTCTTTGGTTTTGGGGACTGCTTTGCCAGTGGCTTCGGGTGGTACAGGTGGTGCTGATGCGGCCACAGCCAGAACAAACTTAGCTGTACCCGGAACCGGAACTGCCAACACATTCACAGCAAAGAACACATTTTCTGGATCAACGACAGCTTTGGCCGAATTGTTGACTAATGCTTCTGAAGTGGTAACGGTATCAGCTACGGCGGCTACAGGCACTATTGCCTACTACGTCACAACTCAGTCTGTTCTGTATTACACAAGTAACGCCTCTGCAAACTGGACAATCAATCTGACCGGCGCAAGCACTCCGGTGACTTTGGATACTCTATTATCTACAGGCCAGTGTATTACTGTAGTTCACATGGTTACTCAAGGTTCAACCGCTTATTACAACAACGTTGTGCAAGTTGATGGCACAACCACAGGTGTAACTACCAAGTGGCAAGGTGCTGTTGTCCCAACTTCTGGTAATGCCAGTGGTATTGATGTGTATTCATATACCGTTATCAAGACTGGTAGCTCCACATTTACAGTTTTAGCCTCTCAATCGCAATTTGTTTAAGGGGTATCCATGCCAACCATCATTACCCGTGGAGCTTTAGGCGCTAAAGGTTTTGGCCTTTTGTCTGGGAACACCAGCATTTACGGCCAAGAAGCCTTTACAACGCCCGGGACATATACATGGATTGCCCCTGCGGGAGTTACATCCGTTGCTGTAGTTTGTGTGGGTGGAGGCGGTGCTGGTGGAAGATAATTTGACAAAGCAGGTTCTGGTGGTGGCGGGGCGTTAGCTTGGAAAAATAACATTACGGTTGTTCCCGGAAACTCATACACAGTTGTTGTTGGCAGTGGGGGTGCTGGAGGAAATGCGCAAGGCGGAGCAGGCGGAGATTCATCTTTTCAGGGTGTAACCGCTGGTGGCGGCGCTGGAGGAAATCCACCAAACTCATTTGGCGCAGGAGGCGCTGGCGGAACTTATTCTGGCGCTGATGGTGGTGGTAATGGGGGCGCTGGTGGCGGTGCATCCGGCAGTAATGGCATGAACGCTGGTGGTGGTGCTGGTGGCTATACGGGTAATGGCGGCGGCGGTGCCGGTGGCTCTACTGGATGGGTAGCTTCCGCTGGTTCTGGTGGCGGCGGTGGTGGAGGCGGCGTTTATAACGGCGGGAATAACGTTTTTGGAATTGGCGCTGGCGGTGGCGGTGTTGGCATTTTGGGCGCAGGTTCCAGTGGAGCGGCAGGTAATAGCACAACCGGAACTGGTGGCGGCGGAGGCTCTGGAGGAGCCGCTGGAAGTTCTTATGGCACTGGAACCGGCGGTGCATATGGTGGCGGTGGTGCCGGGAATACAAATGCAAGTGTTGGAGGCGCAAATGGCGCTGGTGGTGCTGTTCGCATTATCTGGGGCGCAGGCCGTGCATTCCCAAGCACTAACACTGGTGATGTATATGGCGCTTTAACCATTGACTATTTGGTTGTGGGTGGTGGAGGTGGTGGATTCTGGGGCGGTGGCGGAGCAGGTGGTGTTCGCTACGGAAGTAATTACAGACCGCCATCCGGAACACTTGCCGTAGTCGTGGGCGCTGGCGGCCCTTCCGTCAACATGAGTGGTGGAAGTGGTTATGTTCGTGGAGAAAGTGGTTCTGCATCTTCTCTTGGGTCTATTTCTGCCGCAGGTGGCGGAGGCGGTGGTGGCGTTGACGCTAATGCCGATGGCAGAAGTGGTGGCTCTGGTGGTGGTGGCGGTGTTCAATCTTATTCTGGACAATTTGGATATGGTGGTTCAGGAAATACACCATCAACTTCACCAGCACAAGGAACTAGCGGAGGCACATCAACTGGGCCTAGCGGCGGATATTTTGGTAGCGGTGGTGGCGGCGCTACTACTGCGGGTGCCAATGCAACAAGTAGTGTTAATGGGGGCGTTGGCGGTAATGGATATACCTCTACGATTACCGGCTCATCTGTGACTTATGGTGGCGGTGGCGGCGGAGCTAGTGGTGGAGCAACAATTCCCGGAGGAACGGGCGGCGGTGGAACCGGTGGTGCTGGCAATCTTCCGGGTTCTGGTGGAACAGACGGTCTTGGTGGAGGCGGTGGTGGTCAATACAATGGTTCATTTAGCGGTTTTTCAAATTCAGGTGGTTCTGGTGTAGTAATTATTCGCTACTCAGATCACTATCCAGCGGCAACCTCAACAACAGGATCTCCAACAATTACTGTGTCCGGCGGGTATCGTGTATATAAGTGGACATCCTCTGGCAGTATTACGTTTTAAGATGAATGCGCTGGTTTTGGCTTTTACTACTCGCTTGGGTTTTTTGGGCAAGCGCCAGAAGCCAATGCCAGATTTCAGACTTTTACGGGCTGGCTTGGACGTTGCACAATCCATCAGAGCGTGGGCAAAGGTTATCGCAATGGGTCACAACAAACGGGGACAGTTGCAGTGCGGAACAGTTGGTGTTAATTTGGAACAATTTAAGCGAGTGGGCTGGAGCGGCGGATAGCGCGGAATTACGGAGCAAAGTACTTTATTACTACGCCCGAGCAGTTGAAAGGGAACAGAAGTGATAAGTTTTGACAAGTACTACCCGGTAGTGTTCCCGTCAATTTGGCCCACTCAAACTGATTTGTTTGCCAAGCGGGTTGAAAGATTGGATGCTGAACGGGCGTTGCAAGTTCAGATTGACAAGCAAGTAAAGAAGTTTCATCAGTATGAGTGGGAAGTCTACAACTACAGGATGAGACAGTTGGTGTTAAACATTGAGGTTGCAAACCAAAAGCGACAGGTTGATAAGTTGGTTTAAACATGGTGACAAAGAAGGCTCCGGCCAAAACTCCTGCAAAGGTAGCGCCCGTTAAGCGGCGTATACCAAAGCCCAAGACTGAACCAGCAGTCGTGGTCAAGCACACCCCAAAGAACCAAACAACCGCAGACAAAGTCATCGACCTAATCAAGTGGGTGGACAATCCGTTTAAACTGTTCACGGTCATTTTGTTGTCATTCTTGTTCTTTGCTGGGTACTTTGCTTGGGATTCACGGGTTGTTATCCTGAACGCCATTACAAACAACACCCACAAGTCAGCACTGCGTGAGGTTGCAGTGCTGGAGCATATCGCCCAGAGCGTCATGAAAGACTTGGAAGCTGACACTATTGTTTTGCACAAAGCTAACTTAGTGGTCAATGGCAGGACTACGCTCTTGGCTTTCGGGCCAAAAGGCCGAGATACAAGCATGGATGGTTACAACTCCACCCTGTTTAACAAAGACCCGGTGCGTAACGCCGCCATGATTTCCATGCTGAATGGTGAGGTCTATTGCGCCAAGCATGAAGTTAGCGGCAAAACATCGGAATGGGAAAAGAAGCAAGGGGTTGAGTTTTCCTGCTGGGTTTCCATTCCTCCTGAAATTGGTGAGTTTGATGGCTACGCCTCGGTTGGCTTTTCAAAAGAACCTTCTGACTTGACCGTAATCAAGACCCGTTTAAACCTTGCCTCTACAGAAATGGCTAAATAATGTTGACACTACTTTCATCCCTTTTGTCCTTTTTGATGTCTGGACTGCCAAAGTTCTTTGAGATGCAACAGGACAAGTCTGACAAACGCCACGAAATGGACATGGCGCGACTCCAGACTGAGCGTGAACTTCAGATGCTGGCGGCAGGTTTTGCCGCTCAAGCCAAAATTGAGGAAATCAAGACAGATCAGATTGAGCTACAGACCAGTGCTCAGACCACGCAGGCAGTCATTGGCGCTCAACAAGCTGAAATGCAGGCTCTGTATGCCCACGACATTGAAATCGGCAAAGGTGCATCCCAGTGGGTCACAGACATCCGTGCGGCTACCCGTTCCATCCTGACTTTGGGCTTCTATTTCCTTTTGTTGCTGATTGACATCGGGATTTTCTATCACGGCTATATTCACGGTGCTGACTTTAACGACATGGCTAACCAGCTCTGGGACGAAGACACCCGCATCATGTTTGCGGCAATCATTACCTTCCACTTTGGTGGCCGTGCCTTTGGCGGCAAGAACGCATGAACGTCAGCCCCAAGGCCATTTCTGTAATCAAACACCACGAGGGTGTGCGGTTTAAACCTTACCGTTGCCCGGCTCTGCTGTGGACGGTGGGTGTCGGCCATGTCATCAATCCAGACCATGCCAAGGTAAAGTTGGAGTTACGCAAGGATCTACCCATTCCAGATGGGTGGGATAGAAAGCTGACGGAGGAAGAAGTCAATGGAATACTTAGAGCCGATCTCAAACGCTTTGAATTGGGTGTTGAGAAGTTCTGCCCAGTACCCCTTACACAAGGCATGTTTGATGGCCTTGTTAGCTTTGCATTTAATGTCGGTCTTGGGACACTCCAGCGTTCAACGCTACGTCAAAAGCTACTTCGCGGGGATAAGGAAGGCGCGGCAGAAGAACTCTTGAAGTATTGCATGGCTGGTGGCAAAATACTCAAAGGGCTACAGAATCGTCGTATTGACGAGCGAGCCATGTTTCTTTCGTAGGACAGCCGATGCCGCTCAAAAAACTAACCCTGAAAGCTGGTGTAAACCGAGAAAACACTCGCTATACGAACGAGAACGGGTGGTATGTATCGGACAAAGTACGCTTCCGTCAGGGAACTCCTGAGAAGATCGGCGGCTGGCAACGCATTTCTGCCAACACTTTCCTTGGAACTTGCCGTTCTTTGTGGAACTGGATCACCGTAGGCGGCTCAAACTTGCTTGGAGTAGGGACTAACTTAAAGTTCTACATTGAACAGGGCGGTTTGTATAACGATATTACTCCCTTGCGTGTAGTTCCTCCGCCAACAATTAATACAAACCCATTTGCAGGTAACGGCACAACAACGGTGACGGTAACCGATACAGCGCACGGTGGAATTACTGGGGACTATGTAACGTTCAGCGGAGCAACTGGAACATACGCATCTACATTTAATGCAGAATTTCAGATTACCGTACTGACGGTAGACACTTACACAATCACCACTGGGTCTGCAATTGCCGCAGGAAACTATGGCGGTTCTGCTGTCGTTGCCGCATACCAAATTAATGTGGGTTCAGCGTCTGCTTTGCCAGCCGTTGGTTGGGGTGCTGGCGGTTGGGGTCTTGGCCCTTGGGGAACAGGTGCGGCTACAACTTCTCCTATTCGCCTTTGGAGTCAGTCAAACTTTGGCGATAACTTGGTGTTTGCTCCCCGTGGCGGCGCTATGTATTACTGGGTTGCAACCAGCGGTGTAACAACCAGAGGTGTGTTGGTTTCCAGTCTGCCCGGTGCAGATTCAAGCGTTCCAACCATTGTGAACTTTGTGTTTGTATCTGACACAAGCAGGTTTGTATTTGCGTTTGGCTGTAACGACTACGGATCGTCCACCCAAGACCCAATGTTGATTCGCTGGTCGGATCAGGAATCTATCACTACTTGGACTCCTGCGGCCACCAACCAAGCCGGTAGCGTCAGGTTATCGCACGGATCTAAGATTGTTACTTGCATCCAGACCCGTCAAGAGATTGTGGTCATGACTGATGCGGCCATTTACTCTCTGCAATACCTTGGCCCGCCAGCAGTCTGGGGTTCTCAGCTTTTGGGCGATAACGTGTCTATTGCAGGCCCTAACTCTATTGCTCTGGGTTCTGGCGTGGTGTACTGGATGGGTGTGGACAAGTTCTACAAATATGACGGACGGGTACAGACCCTGCGCTGCGATCTGCGCCAGTACATCTACAGCGACATAAATTTAGCGCAGGCTGAGCAGGTATTTGGCAGCACCAACGAAGGCTTCAACGAGGTCTGGTGGTTCTACTGTTCATCGACCAGCAATGATATTGATAAATACGTTGTCTACAACTACGCGGAAGACACTTGGTACTACGGGGCGATGGCGCGCACAGCTTGGTTGGACTCTGGCCTGCGCAATTACCCCCTTGCAGCTACTTACAGCTACAACATTGTTGAGCACGAAAACGGCGTGGACGACGGAACGCTATCTCCAGCGACGGCCATTGAGGCATCCATCACATCTTCCCAGTACGACATTGGGGACGGACACAACTTTGCGTTTGTGTACCGCATGCTGCCTGACCTGACTTTCCGTGGATCGACTGGCGGCACAACGCCCGCTGTCACCATGTACCTGCAAGGGCTGAATAACTCCGGCTCGGGCATCACTCAGTCTGGCAATGCTGGTGTTACATACAATGGCCCGGCCCCCTCGGTCATAGATCGGAAGAGCACACGTCTGAACTCCAGTCAACGATGTATCTCGTATGCCGTCTTCTGCTTGAAAAACAAAAGAACACACAGTAGAGCATATGTCGAATAATACTTACATGAAAAAGCTAGGGACCTAGATAGTAGAGCTCACGCGGCTATTATACCACAGTCGTCCAAGAA